ATGAACTTCTTGAAATCGAACTCGCCAGTCGTCACGAACTCAACGAGGGCATCTTCCAGTGTGCCAAAGGCACTCTCGAAGAAGTTCTGGATTTCGTTGGCTGTTGATTGCGCACCCGACCCGATCTTTTTGAACGCTTCTGGTCCCTGCGCTGCGAACTCCTGAAGTTTTTGCGCACCCCTTTGAAACGAATCCCCGAGGCGATTATTGGCATCAATCGCCTCATTGATTTCAGGCACGATGTCAGGGAACGTAAAGCCCGAACCCAGAGTGGGCAGCTCGACATCTTCGTCATAGGCTGGTTCCCCCGGACGACCCCCTACTGCCGTGGACTGAAGTGCTGAGAGAATACCGCCCAGCCCGAGGCCGTTGAGAAATGCAGTTCTGGCATTCGTGCCCAGGGTGGTGAAGCCGGTGTCGATCAGAGGAGTCATCTCGCTGATGAGCTGGTTCGCTGCCTCGGTAGCAGCATCCCTGAATTCTGGTGGTAGTTTTTCCGCACCTTCTTTGAACGTCGTCTCCAGATCATTGACTGCTTTCTTGAGAGCGTCACGATCAGCACCCGCTGCCTCGGCGGACACCTTGAAGGCATCGAGTGCATCAGTGACCGTCCGAATATATTCAGCGATCTTGATGCTCGCGGCACGGGCATCCTCAACGCCCTGTGCTCCAGTCTCGCTCAAGGCCACGGCGTCCAACTTCTTTGGATCGAAACTTTCCTTCAGTTGATCAATCTGGGCAATCTGTTCCTTGAGCTTTGCGTCATCAACAAAGTTGAACTGCTTGCCTGCGTCCTGAAGTTTGCTCTTGAGTTCATCAAGGGCTGGGTTCAGATCACTCTTAACGGTCTCTTGGTAGTCCATGATGGCCATCTGGCCCTTAAGTACCTCAGATGTCCAGTGGCCAAACGCCTCACCCGCGCCGCCAAAAAACTCGCTAAGTGCGTTTTCAGTCGACGAGCTGGCCTTCTCAAATATCTCTTTAATGCCCCTCGTCACATACTGAAGCATATTCTCTGCCCGACCCTGCTTAATGCCAAACATCGCCTCGGCGGGAGACCTTACCGTGGCCCCAAATGTTTCCACCTCATGCTGAAGACTACGAACTGCCTCTCTGGCACCATCAATGTGCTCAGCAAGGCCAGGGAACAGAAGGGGACGCTTTTTTGCAAAATCAATGAATTTAAGGAGCATGTTTAACGCAAGCTCAAGTGGGGCGACCAACGCTGCGTGGACCAACTCCTGAATTCCAACCAATCCTGCAAAAAGAGCAGCTCGGATGCCCGCGATTGTGTAGTTGATCGCCTTCATTATGAACTTCGATAGCGACGTTCCAACGCCCTCAAACTTCTTGGCAATCGTCCCAAAAAGTAAGTTGATGTATCGACCTATCAGTCCAAAGGTTGCCTTCATGGTCTTTAACAGGCCGCCCATCTTACTGACTTCACCTGTGGAACCTTTCAGTCCTTTCAGGAACCCTCCAGTAAAATACGCGGTCAGGGTGGTCACAATGGCCAGAATCGCCCCCCAGGGGGTAAGCATGAACCGAACTGCTTGCAGCAAATACCCAAAGATACCACGCAATGCCGAGAACGGCCTGACCGCAACGGAGCCAATTCGCTTCCAGATAGACTGGACCTTCTTAGACTCAGTCGCCACTGTGGCAACAGTAGCAGCAGCAACAGGACCGCCCAACGGGGCGGGGAAACCAGCCTGTGCTCCCGCCGCTGCTGCCGCAGTTGTGGCACGTCCCGCACCCGCTGCTCCCGCTGCTCCCACTGCTCCCGCACCTCTCGCAACGCCACTGGCGGCCTGAGCGGCGTTGAACGCCACATATGCCGCCGTCGCTCCTTCCACGGCGACCTTGAGTCGCGTGAACAGCTCAATCACCTTGCCCAGCAGAAAACCTGCTGCGTAGACCTTGATCACACCAAGTACGAGATCGAGATTCTCTCCCAAAAACTTGATCGCGTTGGCCAACTGAGCCGCTGCCGATCCAGCCGCTGGAGTTGTGCGAATGAAATTAACAAGGTTGTTGTAAAACTCGATAAACGCATCACCCAACGTGGGCTGAATCTTGGCAAACTCCCGATCAATGTCCTTCGCACCATTCTGAACAGCCCTTGTCAGGATGCGTGTGCTGATCTTGCCTGCCGCAGCCCAGTCGTACAGCTCCGTCTTTGATATCCTCAGTTCGTCAGTGAGCAGCTTGGTCAGGATCGGCGCGTTCTCCAGCACAGACCGGAATTCGTCACCATCAAGTTTGCCCTTGTTGAATGCCTGAGAGAGCTGCCGTATAGACTGACTGGCCTCAAGGCCAGAAGACCCCGAAAGTCGAAGTGCCTTATTGAGCGTTCCGGTCATGCTCAACAGCTCATCTTCGGTCAGTCCCATCCCCTTAGTTGCAAGCCTCAGTCGGCCAAAGAGAGTCGCGGCTTCACGGCTGGAGACTCTGGCGGCATTTGCCATTTTCGTCAGAGCCGTAGACACTCTGTCCACAGAACCGACAGAAACTCCAAACCCCCGCAGGGTGTTCTCCAGCTTGACGCCATCGTCATATGCTTGAAGCAGATAACGGCCTGCATAAAAGCCAGCAAATGCACCGGCCAGCCCACGAAGCCCCCGCTGCATGTTTCGCATTGATGCTGCCGCAGCACTGGGAATCGTAAATGCGCGATTCATCGACGCAGCACGACCCGCCAGATTCGTTGCAGCATTTCCAGTTCGTCGCATCTCGTCGCGGTATCGACGCATTGAGCGTTCCCCGCGAGCACCTGCGCGATCGACTCGATCGCCCATACGAGTGGCTTGATCGCCAGCTCGCTGAGCACCTTTGCCAATCGCATCAAACTGGCGTTCGACAGTTCGACCGCCCTTTGTCGATATGACAAGCTCTAGACGCTCTTGTGCCATCAGAACTGCTCCACACTGACAGAGATCTTCTTGCCCTTCAGAGCATCACGAAACATTCGCGAGTCACGAAGAACATGCTGTGCGATCTGAACGGCCTTGCGAAAGAACCCACTGCGATACTTCGACTGCGGAACGGGCCTCTTCCGCTTTATGGTGTCGTAGGAACTCTCCAGCTTCGATATGTACGGCAGATTGTTTGTCAGGAACATCTGCTGATTCTTTGTCCGTGCCAGACACTCATGCAAAATCTGAGAGATCGCCGCCGCCTCGTTCTGGGCCTCGGTACTGTCGTAACGGCCCTTCGCATAAGCGGGTCGAGTTCGTGTACGCGGGCTGACACGTGACGCCTGCCAGTTGGACTTAGCCTGTCCAGTGTCGATCGGCGTATATTTCACAAGGTACTTGCCAGCCTGAAACGCGGCTCTCGCGCCCATAGCATTGCTGGCCTCACCAAGCCCCCTTGCTTTAATTCGCATTCGGTTTGCGAATTGCTGTGCCGAGTTTCCAGCCATTACTTGTCCTTTTTGTTCGCGTGTTCAACGTAGAAGTTGTCCATCTCTCGAACAATGAACTGGAATCGCTCCGCTTCATCGTCGTCCATCCCCAGATCGCGGGCGTATGAACGAAAAGAGGCCGAGGGGATCGGACCGACGCCAAACCCCACCGGCCTATCATAGCCCAGCTCGTGCCAAGCAGACAGATAGAAATCGAGACCGGGATGCAGAGCCGGACGGTTGAGTATCTTCTCGGGAAGAGGCTCGCCCGTCCGCTCGCATGTCTCGATGATCTTCTGCTCGTAACGTCCCTGCTCAAGCTGGTATCGCAGGAACTCGATCAGTTTCCCGCGTCTTCCTCCATGCCAGCCTGACGAAAGTATGCGATATTCTTCGCATCTTCGGAAAGCTGCGTGAACAGGTCTTCGAGTTCCTCGAACACCTTGATCAGCGTTTCGGGAGTGGCCGGAACAATGGAACCGTCCTCAAGCTCGATACCCTCGACCCACTCGCCGTCCCGAAGTGTTTCCCACTTCAGAACAACGGTCTTGGCAAACACCTCACGCATGAGGCGTTCAGCAACAGCATTGTCCAATGTGCCGTTGTCGAGCTGACGACGATGCGGACGAGCCAGTCGCTCAAAGAGCTTCTTGAACTTCTTGTTCGCACCACCACTACGGGCAAGGGTGTAAGCGTACGTTCCATTCACGAAACGTACGCCGTCCACCTCCAGCGTCTTGCTGGTCTTGAAGTCTGAGTACAGACTCATCTTTCATCCTATTCTGCTGCATCTGGGAGATAGTCAAACACACAGATTTTCGCCGTGTGCGTATACGCTGTATCCACTGTCGTTGCCTGTGCAGCATCGACAGTCAGCGGGAGCTTGACCGGCTCGTTCAACTCAACCTGAGCAAGCCCACCCGAAAGGGTCAGCAGCGGCAGGTCGATCACGATACCGGCGTTGTCCTGAACCATCGCAACGTCCAGCGACACGTCGTCGTTGTTGCGGATGGATTGAAGGACAGAGATGCTTTGGAAGTAGGCCGTAACTTCGGCACTGACCTCGAACGTACCGGCGGAGCAGTCGAACGCACCGAGGGTGCCGATCGCCTGATTCCGCGAGTTGTTGTTGTTCACGGTCAGCGAGCCTTCCATGACGAATGCGAATGTCGCAGTCGGATACGAATTCGATGAGCTGACAGGAGCCAGTCGGAATCGTGTGACGTGCGAGCTGCCGTTGAAGGCATCAGCGGCAACCAGCGTTGGACGTGTGCCGCTCTTGACGCCAGTGGCACCACTACGCTGCTCTGTGTCCTTGCCCAGGAAGGTCATTTCCGTGGTGACCTTGTCGGCAGTCGGCAGATTCAGCGTGAACTCGTTGAGAATCGCACCTGTGATGTACTCAGACTGAATCTGAGCAGGCGAGGCGTCGTCAGGAGCACCCAGCTTGCGTTCGAGCTGGTAGCTTGTGCGGACAATGTCCGAGCCGGTTTTGTTCTGGACCGTGCGACCGAAGAAGATTCGGATCGTCTGGCCGGTTCCGCCGGAATTGTCATCCGTGCCATCATCGTCCGTCATCGTGGCCGATGTCTTGTCGAGCGTGATGACGTTGGCTGCAACATCCTTGACCCGTGCCCATCCGTTGTTGGCCGTGGTGAAGAATGCTTCGGTGGCATCGTCGCCGCCGATGTAGATGAACTCACCGGGCGTCAGACCAAGCTGCGTCAGGTCTTTCGTGGTCGTCTTCAGGGCAGGAAGACCACCTGTGCCGCCGTCAGCGTCAATGGTGGCATCGCCAGTAGCGAACTCGAAACCAACGGTAACCAGTTTCGCAAGTGCGGGCGGAGCAGCTTCGTCGACCAGATTCTCCAGAACAACAAGGCTTGTTGCACCTGAGCCAGAAGTAGCGGTCTTCAGACCGTTATTTCCAGCGTTGGTGAAGCCGCTTGCGAAGACAAGGTCACCGGAAGCAAATGCAGTTCCCGTGGTGAACGTGTAGGTGTCCGACAGGGTCGCAACATCAGTAATCACACTGTCTGCCGTGTGATTGTTGAACCGTTCGGCTTTCTTGGCGTATGCCGCGTAGAACAAACCTTCCAGCAGTTCAGCCAGGCTGCTCTGAGTCAGGTCGGCCTCGAAGTTGCCGGTGGACTCCACGTCGGTCGTTACGCCCTTCAGACGTGAACGAGAATCGTTGATCGTTTCACGAGCGGTCGTCGTGACGTTGCCACCAAAGTCCCCGTAGCTGTTGGGTTCCAGTGGATACCAGATCGGGGTTCCCGGCAGAGTGCCGTAGGAAGCCTCTTTTGCAACGCGGAGACCAGTGACGTTGGAATCAATCTTGTTGACAGTTGCCATAGCTACTTCACCTCGTCGTATTCAAAGTCGACCGTGATAACGGTCAGGAACCACGGGCCGGAGACCCCCTCCTCCCGTACCTGTGCGTTGCGGAAAATGACGCCATTCGCTGTCGTCTTTCCCTCAAGCCCATCAAGGACGACCTTGACGACTGCATCTGCCGATGATAGCCCATTCCCCGCAGGCGTGAATACCTCTACTACGACGATGCCCACGCGGCGGAACCGCTGCACGCCACCGTCGCCTCGAAGCGACCGCACACTGGAAATGTTGTTCTCAACACGAACCGCACCCCACAGATCAGGGTCGCCGGTCGACCCGGACTCCGCCTGTGGGATGTCGGCAGTTACGTTGTCATAAATCAACGTCTTGCCCGACGTGGCCGCACCGGCATCCCACGCCGTTTTCACGGCTGAGTAGATGTCGTTACGGGCCTGTGCCGGACTAGCCATCGACTTCGACCTCGTACATCAAAACTGTTCCGCCCGGCTGAATCACGTTCACCTGAGTGATCCGCCAGACTTTTGATCCATCAACTACTTTCTGAAAGGTGCGAACATCCTGCCCAGCCACGTTCGCAATCAGAAAGCAGTTCTTTGAGCGGTTCACTGTTCCGCCCAGTGCTGCGACAGTCTCCATGACCGCCGTTTCACCATAGAGCGGAACGAAAACGGCATACACGTCCTCAACTCGCGTCTCGGATGTCGTCGTGCCTTCCCACGGAGCACCAGGATCAGCCGACACACGAGATTCTTTCAACAGGTCTACCGTCCTGCCGAACTTCTGGATCAGCGTCGTCGCCTTGCTCTGTGCCCCCGTGTAGTCTTTGGCCATGCTTACCCCCGAACAATTCGACGGGTGCTGACATGAACCAGCAACTCTTCCAACAGCATGTCCGCTGCCGGGTACTCGGGAATGTTGTAATCACTGACCAGTGCCGACTTCGTCGACAGGCTCGCGGCAGTTACAGTCGAATCACCAAAGCGGTACTCGACCGACTCCTCGATCGGGCCGACCTTCTCCGTCTTCTTCGACACTTCGCCAGTCGCCGTCAGGTCACGGGTGGACCCAAACAAATGCGACTGCGACGGCACCGGAGAGATCGGATCGGGCGTCAGTTCATGCAGTGAGAGCGATCGCAGGGCGTATTCAGAAACGGCCTGCTTGAGCTTGTCTGGAATGTCCTGGAGCAGATACCCAGAGTTGTCCTCGGCGTCGATTCTGGGCCACTGAAGCGCCTGAGAACTGCTCTCCTTCCAGCCACGGAACTTGCGACCGAATCGCTTCTCGACGTAGTCCGTGGCCCGGACCAGAGCAGCCTGCTTGGATGCCGTGGTCACTGAGCCATCAGTCCATGCGGTGTTGTTTCGGCCTTCGTGGTAGTCGTCAGCATACGACACGCTCACATACGAATTGGAGTTCTCCAGTCCGCTGCCGTCTTCAACTGTGAACGTGAATGCCATCTACCTACCCCTTGCCGAGACGATCTGCCACCTGCTTCTTCGACAAGCCGTACTTCTGAACGTCTGCCCGAGTGATGTCCCGATTGCCGCGAGCGGCATTGACAACCGCCACCAGCTTCGGCACACCGCCCGGTGTCCAGCATGTTCGATCATCGAGTGGGATCAGAAGACACGCCTGCTCGATCACTTCTTTGAGATCCAGCCCGGCGTCTTCCGATCCACCCCCTTCGGCCACACTCCCTCCGGTCCCGGAATCGGTTGCAGCATCTTCATGCTGTTCAACTGCGGCTTCCTCGGAAGCCGACTCCCCATCCGATTGAAGTGCAGCGACATCCCCTGGCCGCTCTTGCGGAACACTACTTCGGCCATAGTAAATCTCCTTGCCCCCAAACTGCTCCAGAGCATCCGCCAGCTCATTCGAGCCTTCTGGAAACGCCTGGTAGTATTTCGACAGGTAGTGGATCAGACCTTCCTGCTCTGGTCGCACTTCGGCAATGCCGCTGACGAAATGAATGCCCTTGATCACCTTATCTTTTCCGGCACCGGGACCGGCCAGATATAGCTTCATCGCGAGACCTCAAAAAAACAGGCGGCTGCCGGGACGAGACCAGTTCACCAGCAGCCGCCTGGGGGCGGGAACCTAGTTGTTGACGCCGTTGAGGCCAGCGAGACCCTTCAGGCTGAAGCACGCGAGGCCGGAGTACCACTTGATACGCCAGATGTGCTCGTCCTTCGTTTCCGATTCACCCACGTCGACGACCTGAATGCCAGCCATGTTGGCTGCGGTCAGACCGGCAACGCCGTGCTGACGAGAACCATCGTCCAGCGTACCGGCGAGGATTGTCGTAGCAGCCGTTTCCGTGCCTTTCGTCTGGTCGATCGGCAGGTAGTCGTTGCGGAAAATCGGAACGCCGCGATATGCGGGAACCTGATTGCCGCTAGGCAGAGTGATGACTTCGCTGATCGAAGCACCGCCCAGAGCACGCAGCAGGGCCATGTAGGACCGCAGCGGACGAGCGTTCATGGTGATGTAGTCAACCTGACCGTCCTTGTCGACGACCAGATCGAGCATTTCGTCCATGTCCGTCAGCGACAGAGCAGCACCGTTGTCACCAGCCGAGACGGTCTGGCCACCATCGAGCAGAGTCAGCAGGCCGCTGAACTCATTCGATGCTCCAGTTCCGTTGACCAGCATGTCCTGGTACTTGCGACCAGCCGACTTGGCCTTCGAGGCGATCTGAACAGCAGTCTGATCGTTGCCGAAACCGGAACGAGTCTGCTGAATCAGGCCGTTGACTTCCGCATCACCGATGATGCTCGTCAGGGTGCTGGTGACCTGAGTGAAGGTCGCAGCAGCCTTCGCGGCGATCGTGTCACCAACGTCGTAAACGTCGACGTTACCGAGAGCGTTCTCCCGGTTGTACGCCAGAGCGTTGCCGTCGATGCCGTCGAACGGAAGCACTTCGTACATCCGGTTGACGGTGATGATGTTTTCGATGATCCCCGCGACGAGTTCGTTCTGGGCCAGCTTGGCCGATTCCGTAAGCGTAACCGATGCCATTTAAGCACCTCCTGCCAAAGTGAAGAAACCGATCTTGGTGAGACCAGAATCGCTCTGGCAGTGTCACGCTCGGAAGTCGCTCCCGAACGAAGTCAGCCAACAAATTAGAGTCAGCCGCAAAATTCGTCAACATGTTATTGCCCAGGTCGGCTGAACTGTCCTTTCCGCAGACCTGCCGCAATCTTGTCAACAGATGTCATCTCAGCCGCCGGAGTCACCGATCGCCGCTGCGGAGCCGGATTCGTTCCAGTTCCTGACGGAGCCTCTGACTCAAAAAGACGACCGAACTGAGCGTTGCCCTTCATCTCGGAGACAAGCTCCTGAATGCTCATCGCCTCGCCGGTCGTGCCCGAGTAGCGTCGATTGCCTTCGTTGTCGACGACGTAGACTCGAAGGTTGCCGTCTTCCTCGACGGCACGCACTCGTTCACGCACGAACGGCATCAGCAGTTCGGCAACGCCCTTCTGAGCCGCGATCGCAGTCGTCGCCTCAGAAAGAACAAGGTTGGAGTAGAGCTGGTCCTTCAGTGATTGCACAAGGGTGTCCCGCTTTTCCAGCTCCTTGCTGTGGGACTTGCTCAGGTCTTCACGAATCCTCTCGATATCAACCTTTGCCTGTGATCCTTCACTGATCTGTTTTTCAAGCTCGCCCAGCTTGCCTCGAAACGCTTCGGCAATCGCTTCCGGCGAATCACCATACTCGGACAACGCACTCAGGTCAGTACGCTGCTTTCGGTAGCTGTCCGCATCCGCTCGTGCCGCCTTCAGGCTCTTTGCCAGTCCGGTGATCGTGGACACCGCCGCAGACGTGGCCGGGTCATCAGAATTCAGCCGATATCCCTCACCAGAATCGCTCTGCTTGTAGAAAACCCGGAAGTTCTCCGGCACCGAATCCAGACTCTCCATCTCCGTGTTCTGCGAGAACTCAAACATATGCTACTCCAACAGCTTTCTGAGTTCAGGAACTGAAAGCTCTCGACCGCCTCGATCGACGAACCGATCAATCTTCAGTCCCTTACGAAACAACACCGCCTTCGCGCGGCCCAGAACCTCGTTCTGGAATTCGACGGGCTGGCGACGTAGCCATCCGTCGTAGGTAAGGTCGGACGGAACCGTTCCGATCCGATCCCTAAGCCATTTGTCACGAACCGCATCCACGGCACGCTGCCGATCCTCGGCAGACATACCGCCCCAGACACGGCCACCTATGGAATCTTTGGCACGCTGCCTGAAATTGATCTTCTTGTATTCGTCTTTCGACGTTTCGCGAACGAAAGGACGCTCACCAACAATCGCAGCCAGTCCCCGTGCATCGAAGACCGGAACAACCATCGACCGACAGTTCGGATGAGCTGGCGGTCGTACGCTCGGCGGAATCAACGGCGGCACGCCTGCCGGGAGCTTGTTTCCACCGATCGGAGCAAACTTGCCATCCCTCGCACGGCATATCGCAGAAGTTCGCCCATCCAGAACACTCACCCATTGCAGAAAGCGGTACACGTCCGGGTTCTTCGTCCACAGCTTCTCCGAAACACTGTTGTGAACGTGAGTGATTCCAGCAGTCAACACCGCCTGAAAGTTACGCCGCGTCCCCGCCAGAACGCCATCTGAATACCCCTGCGATTTCGTCCCCGCCAGACGACGAACGATCTCGGCAACCGCAACACCCTCAAGCAGACCACTCTGTACCGTAGCCTGAATCCGGTCGAAGTCCGCCGCCTGAATCGAAGCCAGCCACTGGGAAAACGTCCGGGCCTCGACAGGACCACCCGCGAATGGTTCCTCAAACACCGACAGCACGATCGTCGGCGGAACCCTCGCGATCGGTATCTTCACAGGCAGAACGAAAAGCGTCCGCTCCTCTTCCGTATCCTGAGTAGCGTAGGCCAGCTCTTTCATCTCCTTGCGGGACGCTTCCCACGCTTCCCGCAACTGCCGCTCACGCAACCGCCGCAACTCTTCCATCAGCTCCAGATATCGCTTCGACGCAAAATCAAACTTGCCACGCCGAGTCGGCGGCAGCTTGCGACGAATCCTCTGAAGTAGCTGACGATCAGACAGCGACACCAGTTCTATCGAACGGCCCAGAATGCGGCTCGCCAGACGACGTAGCCGGTGCTGATACCGTATCTGAAGGTCCAGATATTCCTGATTGGCGTCAGGCACTTTTTTTCAGCTCCCAGACGATGTCCGAGGTGCGGTCTTTGATGTATTGCGAAAACTGACTGGCCAGCGGCTCAATGATGTCAACAACAACAACGGGGTCGTTCGGCAGACTCAGGAACAACGATTCCAGAAAGTCCTCACGGCCAGACATCTTCTCGTAGAATGGCGACAGGTTCGGCCCCTGTGCCTCCTTCGTCCACTTCGCCCTGTCGAACCAGATCGAACGACGAGAAAACGCATCGACCGAAAAGTACGGCAGGCCCATCTCCTCGCACAGCGAGGTCTTGCCGTCCATGCTGTTGCCAGCAACCAGAACGATCGTTCGCCGTTTCAGGCTGCAACGAATCACCCGCCGAGGGATCGGATCGCCTTGCTGTTTCACGGACTCGCCCAGGTCGCGACAGGTCAGGCCGTTCCGGTTCAGAAGCTGCCGCAGGCCACGGCTGCTCGTGTAGCCGACCGTGCTTCCATCGCCCCGAGTTACCCGTTGCCAGCCGGGACCATCCATCCCGACAACGCCGCACTCAAGAATGAACACGCCCTTGTCAGAAAGACTGTTCCGAATCCGGCACAGCAGTGCATCCGGCGACTCCACATAATGAAACGCCGACAGCATCAGGATCACGTCCCACTTGCCCGCAGGCCAGCCGTGGTCCCAGCTCTGGTACAGAAACTCTGCCGCCGGAAAACGTGTCTTCGCTGATGCGATCAAATCGTGACTCAGATCAATCCCGACTACACGCTTCGCCCCGTATTCCAACGCCTTGCCGCAGAAGTAGCCCTCGTTGCAACCGAGGTCCAGCACACGGGCGTCTTTGAAAACAGAGCGATCCATTCGCAGAGCAGTAAACTTGCCCTGAGAGTCAGACGATCCGCGATCAGATTCATCGAAGGTTTGATATCGCATCAAACGCTCAAGACCTCGCCGTTCTGCATGTAGTAGTGGTCCAGCTTTACGGACCAGTCCACAGCGAACTTCCACCCGGATTCGTTAAGCCGTAGGCCGTACTGAATGTCATGCCCGATGGGCATCCCCTGCCCCTCGGGAAGAGTCTGCATTCCGACCAGATCAACACACTCACGTCGAGCCAGCCACAGCCCCATGTGAGCCGCGCCGATCCACTCAACGCCGAACTCCTTCTCGTGGACGCCCAGCACTTCGTATTGAACCTCTCCCGTTCCGCCGATCTTCTGCGTCTTTCTGAAGTTCACGGCGATCGGCTGTGCCTCGCCGTTCATCACCTTCACGCGACGATCACGGCAGTTGCCGACCACCGTGCCCACGTCGTCGTAAGTGTCGAGAACTCCCTTGAGGCGATTGAATCCGCCCGGCGGGGCGAGCACGTCGTCCTCAAGATTGATGACGTAGTCCGACTTCTTCGGCAGATGGTTCTCGTAGATGTGCTGATACACCGCACTGCAACGTGCGACGATCACGCGAAAGTCCATGCTGCTTTCGATCGACTCCGGCTTGTTATCGTCCTTGATCAGCGTGAACGACGGCAACGCCCGGCTCAGCGTGTTCAGCTTCGCACTGTGCTTCTTCGACTGAGAGTTGTCGTAAAGCACGACATGGCACTCGTTCAACGGAAGCTGATACAGCGTCTTCCGAAACTCCGGGAAGCAGAATGTCTTCCCGGCGTGCGGACAGACCACCGCATACTTCTTCCGCCTGCCGCCTACTTCCTTCTGCACAGACACCAGCGAATCATCGTGATTCGCCACCAGGCCACTCGTCCCTGAGTTGCCGCCCAACGCAGTATCCTCGTATGGCATTTTGCACCTTACCTGTAGACAGCACTCAGATTGACCTTCTTGCCGTTCCCCGCCGCCGAGGCGGTGATCGTAACAGCTTCGTTCTTCACGCCGCGAGCCAGCCCGCGCAACGGGATCGGACCTGGGCCACTCTTCGTGATGAAGTGCTTGAACACGACCGTTGAGCCGATCGTGATCGTCAGCGTAACGCCGGAGTCCGGGTCAGTGTCCGCTGAAAACGTCACTTGCTCCAGAGTCCAGAAATGACTCGCATCAGCCGTGATCGTCAGCGTTGTTGTTGCGTTGGCCGAGCCTTCGACATATGCGTGCCGCTGGCCGGGATACACACCGTTCTCAAACACCTTCATCGTCATCCTCCTCGACCAGAATCTGTGTCGAAAGCCCAGCGTACGACTGCTCGTCACGCAGAGATTCACCATCAACGTCAATGTCGAACGACCTGTCCAACACGTTGTATCGCTGCAACTCACGCAGGTATGTCTCGCGTGAGATGTCCCGACTTCTCCTCGCTTCGGTCAATGCCGTCAAGGCTCCTGCGTCAGAACTGCTCAGCCCAAAGTCCGTGTGCAGGTCCACCGTTCCGCCCGACTCGATGCCGAGCCAGTCCGACGCATACTGCATCGCCAGATTGACCGAGTCGACGAACCGATGCGTCATGTCCTGCAATGGGCTGATCGCTTCCGCCGAATCAAGTGCCCTCGCCGTCGCCGTCTGACGCCCAGGCTTCTTCGTCAGGAACTCCGCCCCGTACTTCGCCATCTTCTCTTCAAGGTCCAGCAGGTCCATCCGCCCACTGTTGATCGCCTTGCCGCTGTGCTCGACGTAATAGACCCGACCCTGCGGATCGCGGGTCGCCAGCCACTGGTTCGGACCAACCACCACCTCGTCGTCGTCCATCATCCCCGACGACGCCAGCATCGGAAACCGCGCGACCGTCAACACCGCCGTCTGATCCGACTGACTCTGCCAGTGGGCAATGTTCATGTTCACGAGATCAAGCAGCGGCGGCTTGCTCACCATGAAGCCGTCACGCTGGGCGTAGAACGTCACGATCGGAATGTACGGCAGGTCGTAGTTGTAACTCTCGACAACCACCCACTCCTCGCGGCCCTTCGTCCCACGCTTCTCGTACACCTCGACCAGCCCCGGCTCGTAAACCCGAATCCGGTCGACCACCATTTCCTCAAACCCGTCCCGCACTACTTCCTGCTCATGCACCCGAACGTGAGTCAGCGTCTCGACACCGTTCACCATCTCCGCATGGGCCGCAATCACATTCTCCGGCGGCAAATGCACAAAGTACGGACGCAGCCCGGCAGCCCGGTCATCCGCCAGCGTCCTCGGGCCATCGCCCTGCAATGCCGGGAAGTCCACCAGCACATGACTGAAACCCTTCGCCAGACCGTCCCGAAACCAGTTGCGGCAGAACACGTCGAGGTCGTTCCCCTGACGGTCCACGTCCTCCAGCAACATCGCCAGCTCGTCGGGAATGTTCGCGTTCACCTGCATCGGCTTGCTGAATGGTCTGCCCACCCAGCCGTTCAGGGTCTGCTCCGTTGTGTTGATCAGAATGGTCCGATTGAGCCGTTCGTCGTAGGCCGCGTTGCTCTCACGATCGTGCTGCGGCAGATACATCGTCCCCGATGCACGCATCGTCTCCGTGCCGCCAAGCACCGAGCTGATCTTGTCCCACAGCGGGGCCATGTGTGAGTACGCCGACGATACCGTGTCAGGTCCGGCCTTCTTCATTTCCAACTACCTCGACGAATCCGTCTGGTCTTGAAACGAACCCGGTATCGCACCTCGTCCGCAATGTGATCCTCAGCATCAGTATCCACGTCGTCAAGGTCGCGATCCGACCGTGGCAACACCGGCACCGTCCGCAGAAACTGATCGCACGACTCAAGAATAAACAACCCGGCCTCTTCCCGCACCCCCTCTTCGCCGGGGAAGCTCGCCTTCATCCGCTCTCTGATCTGCTGCCAGCCCTGCTTGCGGCTTCCCGAACTCTTGTCCGCCGCATACCAGTCGAGTCCCTGCTTACGCATCTCGCCAACAACACTCAGACCCGGCTCATAATGGTCGAAGATTGATCCGTCCGCTACGCCAATCTTCACCCGGCCACGAATACCCCACTGCTCCTCACGCTCAAGTATCCCTTTCGCGATCTCACTCGACAGCAACCGGGCACCCGTGTTCGGCTCGCCCGTCCAGCCATACCACTCGGCAATCCGAAACAGATCGCCACGCACTGCCCCATACAACCGATTGTTGACCTTGATCGGCTCACCATTGCTCTCGGCCCACCAGCCCACACTGAATGGCCGACTCTGCCCGTGGTCGTAGCTTCGATCAATCCGCCACCCCTCGGGAATCATCCCCAGCGGAATGTCCGGCATCACATGCACGTTCCGGTCCCACACGTCGTCGAACATCCCCCCAGCCACAATGTCCCACGAGCCGTTCAACCACGCCTCAAGCTCCGCATGGTTCCGCGCCGCACTCCTGATCCGCGCGATGTAGCCGGGGTCGGCATACAGCAGAACGTGGTTCTCCTGAATGTGCCCATGCACCGCCACACGCGGCGGCTCAACGTCACCGTTCTTGTCCAGCGAGTCCGTGATCACCTCGCCAAACATCCGATCCCGCCCCACGGGCAACCGCCACCGATGCTTCACCCAACTGTGACCACTGTTCCCACTCAACCACACGCACCCGCCCTGCCGTATGAAAAACGTCTCCGTCTCCGGCACCGACAGGCAATACACCTGACCCTCGAACTCCTCGAACGTGCAGTTCACCGACTTGTCCCGATTCTCCCCAGCCCTGATCCGATTCCCCGTCCGCAACTGCACCACGTCGCGATGTGACAACATCACCTCCCAGCCGCTGTGCCGCTCCGTCATATACACCGAGTAGCCCAGCCGAATGCCCACCTCGGCCACGTCGTTCGCCAGCCCCTCGCTCGACGTGTAGTACACGTTGCGGCTCCCGTCACCGAAGAACAACGCATCCAGCAACTCCCGCAACACGTCCGTCCCACACTCCAGCAGCTCCCGTGGTATCCGCTTCTGATGACTGTAGCCCAGACGCTCGACCTCAGCCGCCCACGCAGCCTCACTGATGTCGTACTCCCGCCCGTTGTAGTTCCACAGGAACCCGCAATCATCCAGCAACGCCTCGATCTGCGGACGATTCTCTTCCTTCTGCTGGCAAATCCGAAACGTCTTCCGACGTGTCGCGTACCCCTCAGAAATCGCCCACCCCATCAGCCTCGCATACTGCAACGCCGTCAACCGAAAGACCGGCTGCCGCTGACCCTCACTCAAACTCGGATCAGTCGGGTAGAAATACTGCGGACCATCCGACCGACCACCCGCCGCCGGACGACACGTCCTCCGAACCGACACGCACCCAGCCATCTCATCGAACCGCTCCAGCCGATGACCACGCTCGCGAGACCCACACATCACCGGAAAACGATGGTCCTCAGTAAAGACCATCTCCAGACCCCTCCCCTTCCGCGACACCATTCGCCCAGACCAACGCTTCCGAATAACCGCGCCGACCTCCGCACTCACCAGACCACCATCACGGCCCACGCTCCACACCCTCTCCCCTTCCTCAACATCCTCAATCCGCACCCACCCACGGCCTACGGTCAACACGTCCCCATACGGCACACAACCATACGGATTCGTTGTGCTCCTTACCCGAATCGGTATCGTCGGATTCGCACTACGGGCACAACTGAACATCGACGTGTAACACTCGGGCGTGGGCCATGTCGTCAACTCCTCCCACCCGATCCACGGATAAGCATGGCCGTGATAGTTCCAGTAGTCGTCCGGCTGCTTGAAGTGCCGAAACAACAACGTCTCACCTTCCGGGAACGTCCAGTAATGCTCCCCAGCATTGTACTTCGCTCCCGGAAATATCTGCGGGAACCACTTCCTCGACTTCGCAATCACGTCGCCCAGCTCAGGGTACGTCCGGCGAAACAGAATCCCACGCCAGTCCGGCCCATACCCCTTCCCCACAAACTGACCGAAATCCATCAGCAACGCATCGGTCTTGCCCGGCCCACGAGTACCCTCAAACAACACCTCAAGAAGCCCACACCGGAGAAACGCATCCTGTGACCCACCAAGCGGCGTCCAGACTACGTCCTCGTATTCTCCGCTCTTGCGGTTGTAGGTGACCGGTCGTAGGCCCTCTTCGCGAGGCTCCCAGTACACCTTCCGGTCCACCGGAATGATGTCAGCCATGCACTTCCTTCCAACAGTCCATGTAGCACTCGACCGCCAGATTCGCGATCTCGCTCGGCTCCACCTGGTCGCCATAATCAGCACACAACGTCTCTGCGATCGCACCGGCCAGCCAGCCTACCTTCTGGCACATCTCAGTAGTCGTCCCGCTCAGCCTCACGTTGCCCTGCCGACAGAGATCCGGCTTCCGTCTCGAATGCACTTGCACGTTGGCCCACTGAACCCCATCCCGGTTCTGCATCAGCCGGACGTTCACCCGGCACGGCGGACCCACTTCCAGTTGGCTGTTCTCCGGCCCCTTCAACAGATCGCTCATCTCGATTCTCCGGTAATCGTGGCGGAGGTTCGGGCAGTATGCTGCCCGGCGTGTAATGTCCGCCGTAAGTGTTTTTCCACTCGTGAATGCCGCGAGGAGTGTTGGGCATCGGGGATGCCACGGCAAGCACACCGCCTGCAACACTCACGTCCAGTTGCTGCTTGTCACGGTACTCCTCGACGTACCGTTTGGCGTGCATCATCGCCAGCGAGTCGCTGAATACTCGTTTGTGAGCAACCACCTGATCGCGGAACTTGCCGCCGATGATCGGCTCCTCGATCCCCTTGAAGGCACGCTCCTCGATCAGACTTGTGACGTAGTCGGCATACTCCTGCCGAGCTATTTCCCACGCCTGCGCGAAGTCCGGGTCACGCTCAAGGTGATTCTTGATCGTGCTCGTTGTGACCCCTGCGACCATCGCGGCATCGGTCACTCGCCCAGTCTTGGCGAACATGTCCAGCGCGAGACCTTTGGCACCGTCATCAAAAACGGTCGTCTTGATGTACTTGTCCCGATAGTCCTTCTTGGTCACAACTCCCATAGCTTCTCCGCGTTGAAATGACGCAACGATTTGTTGATCCACTTGAGACTGTCCGGCGTTACGTTGTCTTTGGCCCAGTGGACGAACTCGACCCAGCAGTCCCCTTCGACATCGCCACGAAACAGCATGTCAAGGATAACCCAGAATACGAGTTTTCGCCGCTCCTCTTCCCAGCCAGCCCAGCTTGCTTTGGCCCAGTCCGGGATCGAGCGGGCGAAGCCTGAGCTGATCGTGGTCCTGAGACCCGCAAGCAGAATCCGCTTTTCCATTGCGTTCATGCTTTCAGCATGGCACAGGTCGCTAATGGGCGGCAAGATCAGATTTTTTTGGACGCGGTTCAGAAGTACACCCCCCTTCACGCGAGGTATGTTTGAAATTTTCTGGACGCCAACCTACGGGGCAGGCTGGGTAATTTGGGGGGTTTTGGCCGATCCGCGTCATTTTTGACCGATCCACGTCATCGATGGCAGACCTGCGTCACCAATGGCAGACTTGCGTCATCGATGGCAGACTTGCGACTGGCAGACTTGCGTCATCGATGGCAGACTTGCGTCAAACATTGCCAATTTGGTCATCGATGGCAGACCTGCGACTGGCAGACTTGCGTCAAATATTGCCGAATTGGTCAATTCTGGCCGATTCGCGTCATCGATTGCCAATTTGGTCATCTTTGGCCGATTCGCGTCATCGATTGCCAATTTGGTCATCTTTGGCCGATTCGCGTCATCGATTGCCAGAGCGACGGCAGAGCGACGGCCAGAGCGACGGCAGAGCGACGGCAGAGCGATTGCCAGAGCGACGGCAGAGCGACGGCCAGAGCGACGGCCAGAGCGACGGCAGAGCGACGGCAGAGCGACGGCAGAGCGATTGCCAGAGCGACGGCAGAGCGACGGCAGAGCGACGGCGCAAAAAAAATCCCGCCTGGCCATCATGGCCAGGCGGGATAGGTTCAACTGAAAAGCAGGCAAAGCAGGAACAACCAAAGAAACAGTTCTTCGATCGAAAGCGGAATCAATCGTTCATTTCGCATTAGTTGGCGCCCCCATGAATTACGGGAAAGCCACTATCGATTGCAGCCTGCCGTTCCTTGTGAGATGCGGCCTTCAGCCGCAACCCGATAACGTAGCCCGTTCCGTTCTTTCCTTCGCGCGGATCATCAAAGCGCAGATCGGTAGTGTCACCATCAACGACAGGGAAGTGGTTCCAGGTTTTCGGCAGTGTCTGCAGTTTTGAGCGATTGCCGACAAAACTGCCGGAAGTGTCAGCGAAGACAACCGAAACATTCTTACCGAACCGCAACGCCTGCAGGCAGGCATCCTGGTTGTTTTCAGCGCGGGACAATGTGACCCAATAGTTCGGCGCAATCAGCCCGGCTCGGGCGGGATTCTTTGTATAGTCGTAGAATTGAACGTCCGGGAATCGGTCGACGATATCCGGGAAAGCTTCCCACGGGATATCCGAAAACACGTTCAACCGACAGGCAAGGCGTTTGCCCTGCCTGTCGGCTTTACGCCGGAATCGTTCGATATCGTCTCGCAACCATTGCAGGAAGTCTGCGCGGTATCGGTAAAAATGCCGAGTCTTCGCAACCCGTGCTGCGCGAATATTGGCAAAGACAGAAGCCAGGCCTTGATGATCAAGGCAAGCAGCCCGACAACCAGGCGTTGAATGCGGACACGTATTGCCGATGCCGGCTTCCTGCGCAGGCGATAGGCTGAGTCCGGCAGTAATAAAGCCGGCATCGGCAGACTTTCTTAGTTTCGTGTTTGAATCGCCGTGCGCAAGTAGATGCTTTGTGGGTCTCATTCATTCGCTCCTGGTTTGGGTTTGTGCGGCAACCATTGCCGCGTCATGTTAGAGATTGTAACGTCTATCGGCAAATAGTCTAGCAAGAATTCAGAAAAAATACCAAGTCCGATCTCGAGGACCACGCTGGCCGATCTCGAGGACCACGCTGGCCGATCTCGAGGACCACGCTGGCCGATCTCGAGGACCACGCTGGCCGA